GTAGATACCACTGTGAAATTCAAAGAAATCATCGTGGTACATGTAGTATTTAAAGGGGTCCATATAAGGGTAATTAAAAAGGGGATTACCTTTTATTTGGTTAGAAACGCCGTGGGGAAAATGTGTAGGCATAGTGAACAGTCCTTTCCTAGACCAGTACCCTTAGAGGGCACCATTCAAATATGTGTGTAAAAAGAGTGGAGGAAGTTTTTAGGCTCCCTCCACTATTAAAATACTTAGGCTCCGCGTGAACCGAAGTAACCTCTCCAGTCAGACCAACCAAAGCTGTAGCGTTCTCTAGCTTTGAAACGAAGATTACCCGTATCGAAATCAGGCTCCATCTTCGTGGCAAGAGGCGCTCTTACAAACATCTTTGCTCCGTTAGGAACATCCGTTTTAATAAAGAACGCATCTGGGTCTTGAAAGCGTTTGTTGACCATGTAACCCGAGGCAATCATTCCTTGATGGTTTACAGAGTTGATGTTATTATCAGCCGTATTTGGTTGATAAGGGCTATTCAGAACACGGTCTGCCGTGAACTGGTTAGAAGGCGCAACGTGCAGAGATACTGCATTTGCTCCTACCAGAATGCCTCTATCATCCTTGATGGTCTGAATTGACACCAAAGCAGTCTCCAACGCAGCTTCAGAAAGATCAACCGTTCCCGTGGTACCAATCAAGTTACTCTGAGAACCGTCACCTACCGTTGGGTGGGCGGCGCTAAACATTGGTTGACCGTCGCCACCCGTGAAGGTAGCTCCAAAGCCATTGTTGAAAACGTCAGCAGCTTTCGTTTGCTTAGTACTCGCCATGGAACGCGCAAGTCCTCTGGCACGTAGCTTTGCAAACGTGTCATAGAGGTTATCTTCCATAGCTTCCTCCGTTACCGAGAAGGCCAAAGCAATGGTCTCAGCCGTGTAACGTGAGGTGTAACTTTCTTGTGCATTGTCAAACTGGACAGCAGCGCCTTCACCTTTAACAGGCGCAGCACCGAAACCAGTGAAGAGGACTTCTTCTTCAAATGCACGATCAGAGTTCTCTACTTCATAAAGAACACTATATTCATCGGCAACTTCTCCATACTCAATACCGAAGACGGCATTAAGACCTGGTAGAAGCTGCTTGGCAATACTAGCTCTATTAATAGCCATTATTTAAGCTCCTTTCAGGTTAAGCACCAGATGACACGTTGGTCAACTGATGGTGGATAAGTTGAACTTCCGCAACTGGGAAGGCACGCTCTGCAGCACTATCAATGTTGTTACCTGGGGTATCAACAAAGTCAATGATGCGGAACATTGCAGCTACACCACTGGTACGACTGGCAACGTCTAGACCGAAGCCTGAACGTCCAGTAAAGGTAGAACCCGCACCACGGGTAACTGTAAAGTTGTGCTCCATAATGTCGCCAACAGAAGAACTGGCGTCACACTGGACTTCAAAAGTGGCTTGAGGATCATCACAAACAATTGCATAAGCGTTGCTTGCAGACGTTCCCGTGGGCCAATGCTTACGGAATTTTGGCTCACCGTCTTCTTCATAGTAACAGCCCATGAACACACCAATTGGATGATCAGAAGCACCGGAGTCATTACCAATGACAGACACAACACCGTTTCTAACATGGACAAGATCACCCGTGAAGATGTTTCCTGCCGCTGCAGAAGCAATACGGTAGTTTCGCGTCTGCGTGGTATTAGCACCAGCAGAGTATCTACGAGAAGGAGTGAGACCGTTTAGGGCTTTTGTAGTAGTCATACTACACTCTCCTTTTAAAGATGAGTAGAATAAGTAGCAGAAGTTTTAAATTAGTTTTGAAACTGTGCCGTTCTACCCTTGGTTACAGACGAAGTGCTATTATTTGAAATGGGCATTCTAGAATCTGAAGCTGCCATTAGTTGCTGATTTACAGCCTGCATCATGGCATTAGCTTTATTCTCGTAATAATCATTTCTGGCCTGTGCTTTGCCACGGGGCATCTTGGCTAGAGCGACATCCCCCCGTACAACGCAGTTTTGATAGCGTCCCGTATCTAAAACAGTGGCAGAGTGCAACATTTCAGGAACTTCTTCAGGCGTTACAAATATCCAACCTTGTGACATTTTGTTACCAACATTCTTGTAATCATCATCTCCTTTTAGAGAAATACGAATCCAGCGAAGGGCCATATCCTCTATATTAAATCTGTCAACTACACCGTCTGGAACATCTAGCCAGTTTGGTTCTGTAAATGTATACTCCTTGGTTTCAGTCTCTCTTGTTTGCATTGTTCTACTACTTGCTTTACTCATCTTTAAACGCTCCTTCTTTTTTTGTTACGCGCACTGTCTTACCCGATTGGTACATATTCACCTGCTGCTCTGTCGGCTCTTGCTTTTTCTGCGGCATATTTCTCAAGAGGAATATTCCACTTCTGAGCTAACTTTACATCTGCTTGGGTAAGTTTAACTTTCTTACTTTTACCTGAAGCTGCAGAACTGCGCGACTGTCCTGCCACTACTTGTTGCGTAGGTTGTGATCCTACCTCTGCACGTGCTCCTCCACTAAACTTGTGTGGAAATTCTGTTTTCATTCTCTTGTCTACTTCTTGATAAAAATCAGGGGAAGTAGAATCATAACCTTGTTGTTTAAGCGTGGCATCAATTGTAAGTGCAGCCACTGTCATAATCTGATCTTTGTTAAACCAATCGTTTTCAGGTTTTTGACTCCATTCAACCGCTAGTTCGTCATACTGTTGAGCCTGCTGTTGTTGAGGCTGTTGAGGAGCTTGTGATTGTTGCTGCTCTCTTTTTTCTAACTGTACCTCGTATTGTGCAATTGCTTGTCGTTGTTGACTTAAAGTTGAAAGGTCTACCTGTCCTTTGTTTATTAATTCTTGTGCTTCTAGCATCCTTTCTTTTTCGCCGTTATCGTAGGCATCAAGATAAGATTTCTTTGCTAGTTCAATTTGTTGTTGAAGAAGACGTTCACTTGTTTGAGTATTTGATTTCTGCGCTTCTACAGTATACTTATCTCTTTCAGTTAGTTGAGCAAGAAGGTCTTTCTTTTCTTGTTCAGCTTTTACCAGTAGATCAGCTTGATCTTTTTTCTGTTGAACAAGTTGTCTGATACGCTTTTCAGCGCCTTTTGTTTCTATACCTTCTAGTTCTGGTACTTCTGCAGCTTCAACTTTTGGTTTCTCTTCTACACCTTCAACTTCAAACTCTACTTTTTCTTGTGTCCCTTCAGGAGAAGTATCAACTTCGTTCCATTCAGTAAGTTCTTCAGCAGTATTTTCTTTTAATTCTACTTGTTCTTCTGACATTATTTAATATCTCCATAGTTTGCGAGAACTAAGATTACGCATGAGTTAAGTAATAACATATTTAGTTACCTAATACAAGTGTAGTGTCTAAATCTTCTGGGTCAGTGATCCTCATCAGGACCTGGTCATCAAAAATAAGAAGCAGCTTTACCCCTTTGTAGACAAACTTGGTACCTGTGAGCTTCTGGTAGCAGACGTAGTCACCTGCTTTACACCAGGCTCCAGCAAGAAACTTAGCTGGGTCTTCGTAGGCCAGTGTTCCTACTTTAAGAACTCTGCCAACAGTGGTGAGATAGGCGATGTCATCTCTGGCTTTCTCTGGTAGGAGAATGCCTCCTTTTGTTTTTTCTTTGATAGAGGTTGGTCTGACAAGAACATGATAACCGGGAAGGTCTGGAAGAACTTCCGGGTCTGGTACATCATTCTTTGTAATCCAAGCATCATTTGTGATAGCTCCAGCAAGTGAAGGATTAATCATAGTCGTCGTCTCGCTCCATTCTTTTGTTTACAGTGTCAGTCAATTTAGTATAGGACCACTCAATTCCTGCAAGTGTTCCTACTACTTGTCTATAATGGTTATAGTCCTCTACGTGACCCTTTGCAAGCAAATCTTTTAAAGTGTCTTCCTCTTCTTTAAAAACCCTTTTAATCTCGTCAAAAATGTCCATGATTATTTTCTACGTGTTAACCTTTTTGTTTTTTTAGAAAGACGTTTTGGCCCTTTAGAAGTAGACATGGCAATAGCCACAGCTTGCTTCTGAGAGTAACCCTCTTCTCGTAATTTTTTAATATTATCTGAAATTGTTTTAGAAGACTTTCCCGGTTTAAGAGGCATCTACTTGGCTCATTTTAACTGAAAGATTTCTTGCTCTGGAATAAGTTTGTTTTGCCCATTTAGAATCCATCATCTGAGAGGACGCTTCTTCATAATCTTTAGGTTCTTTTTTTAAAGCTTTAAACATTTTCTTAAACTTAGAAACACCTGTCTCTCCCATTTGATAAACCATTTCTACAATGATCTCTTCTGGTACACAAGGTAAATCTTTTATCTTATATTTTGTAATAAGTTTCTTGGCACCTGTCCTAGCAAGGAGCAAATCTTTTTGAAAAAGTTTTTCCCATCCTTCTCTATCTGTGGGCAGTTTTTCTCCTGCGATGATTCTATGTCCATAACCTCCTGTAAGAAAGCCAAGCGTGTCAGTATAGGGGTGTCCCACGTATCCTTCATGTCTTTTAATTCTTTCCTCTAATAATTCTTCTGTGCTCATATTTACTTCTCCAGTTTAGCAACGCTAATTAAAGTATCAAGAGCAGTCTTACCCCTATTGAGTTCAGCGTCTCCTTCTACTCTTTCTGATTCAAGAGAAAGTTTTGCAGCTGCTTCCAGAGCTTTGTTTGAGTCTCTATCAGCTTCCAGAGAAAGTTTACTGATGTCTATCAGAGCATCTAACTGAACTTTCTTGTCAGAGCTTTCGTGTTCCTTAGTTCTGACTTCTAGGTCAGCTGCTTTTTCTAGAGCATCCATCTGCACTTTCTGTTGATCAAGTTGTAACCTTTGTTGCTCAATATTCATCATCTGTTGTTCTGGACTCTGTGCAATACCTAGAGCAGCATTAGCATTGGCCACGCCTTCTGCAGCTTGAGCCATTACCATTTCACTGGTTTGTGGATCAGTGGCTACTCCTGTGACCATGCCGCCTATTTGTTCTTGATACTTCATCAGCATATGGTCTCTGATATTGGCATTAAGAATAGGTACAATTTGTTGCATCATGGGGTTTGCACCGTTACCAGGGTCTTTGAGGAAAGCTGTTTTAAACTGAATGTGAGCATCGTGGTTCTGACCAGGAAAAGCAGCAATGGGTAAACCTTTAGAAGCTGCCATAATATCTGCCAGTGGGTCTTTAGGTTCTGGTTTTTGTTCCGGTGGTAGAATTTCATCTAGGTTTGGAAAGTTAGCAGCTGTCAGAACTTCTCTGTAGAGGGCTGGCATGTTAAATGTACCAGGAGGAGTTTGAGAAGCAAGTTGAATCGCCATCTGTCCTAGTGCTAGTCTGTGAGCAGAGGAGGGGATATTAGGATCAGAGACAGGAATGATATCAATTCTACCGTCAAAGTCCTGTTTAAATATTTTCTCATCTCCGCCTACTACTTCATAAGGATAATCTTCTGGAAGAAAATCGTAGTTAATTCTGGCTAGAATATTAAACTCTTCTCTCTGAGCTTTGTGCATTCTCTTATGAATAGCCGTGGCAAACTTAGACGATGCGTCTAGGAGAGCCATGGTAGTTCCCACAGGACCATAGTTAGCAGAGTCTGCTATCACTTGTTCTGTGGAGTCAGCAAACTTCTGCCCTGCTCCTACAACAAACTGAAGCATCTGTAGGAGGGTCTGAGAAGGTTCTTTATAAGGTAAAGGTACAATTGCTTTAGTTAAATCAATTCCTGTGCTCTCTACCTCTTTAAACTCACCGGGAGATATAGGCTCATTGTCGCCCACCAGTCTGACACCTCTGGCTTTGAAGCCACCAGGAAGATTTGCAAACTGTCCTGCGTCTATCAAAGAACGCATGGCAGTGGTGGCTGTCATGGTTAAGTTACCCAGGAAGTGGATAAGACCTAGACCATAAAAAGCAAACCCTGGTACATACCTGTAGTGAGTAAAGTGAAGTATTCTTTCTCTGGTAAGGTCATTCTCTGCGTAGTTTCTTTTAATACAAAGAACTTTTCTGGAGTGCATATCAACAGTGACAACATATGGTAGAGCTATTCCGTCAGGGTCTCCATAAGGTTCTGGAAGGTCTAGGTAACAGTGTTGTTCCAGAAGTACATACTGAGGATCGTCCTCTGATGTTGCTGCTATGCCCATGATGTTATCTATTTTCTGTCCCATGGAAGTAGTATCAGGGGCTTCTGGTTTTCCCACGTCTACATCTCGGTACATTCCAGAGACAACATCTTTTTTAAAGTCATTGGGAGAACGATAAATCATATGAGTATATCGCTCTGCTGTTCTGAGATCAGTGGCATAGTAAGACACATAGAAGTGATCCACTGGCACAAACTCTGACACAGGTCTTTGTCGTAGCTCATCGTAGTAAATTTTCTTAAAAGCAGAACCTACCAGAGGTAGATGAAAGAGCATACGTTCAAACTCGTCAAAGTATTCTGGCATCTGCGTGGTAAGCTGGTAGTTCATAAACTGTTTGACACGTTGTGCCTGTTCTTCTCTGGGAACTGTGTTAGCTCCTATCACCTGTGCTCTGACAGGTCCTGCAGGTGGGAAGAGTTCTTGAGAGGCTTTACTCTGAAACTTAACAGCTGATTCTATAAGGAGAGGGTGTACTGCAGTGCAAGCACCGTCAAAGGGTTCTGTTGTGTCTTGTAACTTTAGACCTAGTAGATCAAAGCCGTGTTCAAAGATTTGTTCCCATTCTGATCTGGATTCTTTATCTGTCTCATAGTTTTCAATTACTGAACTAGCAATATCAGATAGCTCATCCTCCTCTAGAACTTCTGCAAGATTTGCATAATGATCTTGTTCCATGCCCATCAAAGCAATTTCTTCTATGTCACCAAACTCTACCTCTACACCACCGTCTTCAGTAGGGCTAAACTGAACATTTTCTTCTAGAAGCTCATCATCTTCTTCTACTAAACTTAACGAAGGAGATTCTCTTCCTAACTCTTTTACTTCTTCAATCTCTATAAAAGGGTTTTGTTCGATTGCCATATTCTAGTTCCAGTTCCAGTAAGTTTTCTTCTTGGGTTTTTCTTCGTCTTCGTACTCAGGGTCATCAGGATGAGAAAGGTGCCACGAGTCTTTGAGGTAATGCACTGCCATTGCCATTGCGTCTACCTGATCATCGTGTCTGGCAAAGGGAAATTGTATCGCCTCTGCAAATAAATCTTCTGCCCATTCTTTTCCTCTGGGAATCCACACTCTACCAGCTTCTAGTAAAGGTGTAATTGCGTGTACTCTAGATACTTTATCACGGTCTGGAAGATAATCCAAGACAGGAAGACCTGCTCTACGCATGTCCTGTATCAGGCTTTGTCCAGAGGCTTTCTTTTCAATGATACACACATCTGGGCGGTAGTCATTGTATAGGTCTTGTGCCACTCTTCTTAGTTCTGGGTACTCTAGTCTCTCTCTGACATTGCCTAGAAGAATAAGATGCGGTGCCAGGAACTCTCTTCCTAGTGAGTCAGTGTAAGGATAATCGAAGACACCCCATGTTTGTAGCACAGAGTAGTCAGCTGTGCTCCTGGTGGAGAAGGCAGTGTCATAAGTTTGAATAATTAAATCACACTCAGGAGGTTCTTCGTCTGTCCAGTTCTGAAACCAATCAGCCTTAATTGCAGAGCCTTCATCAGGTGTAGGGTTCTGCATGTAGAGAGCTTGCCAGTATTTACCCCCGTTGTTGGCCCTGATCTCTGCTTCGTCTAACCTAAGAATAGAGTCTGGCTTCCACTCTGGGAAGTAGGAGGAACCTTCTGGAAGGTTTAGGAGTTCTGCTGATTCCTCGTCTAGCCATGCTGGTATAGAGATAACGTCCCAGGGGATTGTATCTTCTGTCTCGTTGGAGAGGAGCCACCCGCAGAGATCATCTTCGTGGTATCTGGTGTTGATGATGATAACAGAACCATTAGGCATCAGTCTTGTTCTGAGACCAGAAGGGTACCATTCCTTGATGTACCTGCGCCCTGCCTCTGAGAAAGCGTCCTCTTCTGACATGGCATCGTCTATCAGTGCAATGTGTGCTCCCCTACCTGCAATCTGTGAACGCACTCCAGCGGCGTAGTAGATGCCATTCTGTTTAGTCTTCCATTTACCAGCTGCTCTGACATCTTCTCTCAGCGTGGTGGCTGGGAATATCTCTTGGTACAGAGGCATCTTTAGGATATCTCTGACAGTTCTGCCGAAGTCTGAGGCTAGTTGGTCAGAGTGAGAGATACTCATTATTTCGTGAGAGGGGTAGTTTCCTATGTACCAAGATGGAAACAGTTGAGAACAGATCAGGCTCTTGGAGGAACGAGGAGGTAGGAAAACCATCAGTCTCTGTGGTTCTGGTGAGTCCACCACTTTCTGTAGCTTCTTACAGATTACTTCTATGTGTTTTCCTATTTTAAAATCAGGGACCAGGGAAGGGGCAATGAACTTGGTGAAAGAGAAAAAGTCTGTTCTGGCA